GAGAGCTTGGCGACACCATCCTTGCCCTTGATGGCCAGTAGGGTCGCGAGCGCCCCGAGGATGTACTTGCTCATGTCCGACAGCAGCATGAAGAACTGCTTGTCGGCAGGCGCGATGCCGGTCATGGGCTGGGTCACAAACACAACCGAGTACATCGACAGCGTGCTCATCATCAGCAGCACCACGCAGAACGTCGCGCCGATGATCAGCTTGATGACCGAATCAATTTGGTCAGGAGTCCATTTCATTTTTGTTCCTCCGGCTTGAAGTCAGCAGCTGGCACCAGCTGGTCGGGGCAGGTGCCGGTCATGGCACAGGTCGGGCGCTGGCACTCAGGCTTGGCCCAGTTCTTGTTGTCCTGGCAGGGATACCTGAAGCGGTCTTCGCAGGCACCGATCGTGATGCCGATCAGCAGGGCGATGGCTAGAGCTCTCAGCATCAGTGGCCTCCCTGCATGATCGACAGCGCGTGCTTGTAGTGCTTGATGCGGTCGTTCAGTCCGATCGTGCCGCCGTTGATGCGCTTGGTCAGCGTCAGGATGTCGCCGGTGTCTGCCCACTGGTTCAGCTTGTTGGTTTCCCAAAACCAGCAGGCCGACTGCGCTGCACCCTCAAACGTAGCTAGGTACTCAGGCACGTCGTCGATGCTCATCTCCAGGCTGTCAGCGAATGCCTGATAATTTGACCGACCAGTGAGCTGGATAAGACCGCGGCCACAGAAGCGCCAACCGTCACCACTAGACTCATCGCCATTACCCATGCGACCGGCATAGACGCGGTTTGCAATAGCCTCTTGGCGGCTCGGGCGGCGACAGTAGTCTTCAGCAATCTCATCAGTCGAAAAGTATTTGGGGAAGATCCGGCGCAGGGTGGCCGGCTTGTAGTTCAGGTTTTCTTTCAGCACCATGAAGTTGCCAGACTCATGGGCGCACTGCGCGACAAAGGCAGCGATGCGGGTGGGCGTGTTGATCTCGTAGTCATCCAGCAGGGTCGACCCGCCGAGCTCATCCTGCGGTGCCGCCAGCGCCTCATGCCAGTGGTGGGCATAAGGGTTGCGCGGGATCATTTGCTTCAGCTGCGACAGTGTCAACATCATTCGCTCCTAATGGTTTCTTGACGCCGCTCCTCTAAGATTTGACGCCTCAATTCTTTCATCTTCTTTACCTCATGCACCGCAGCCTGGGTCGCGAACCACATGTCGTAGTACATGAAGGACAGCACCGGCATGACGATGAAAAACATCAGCACCACAGCCATGACCGTAGCGATCAATGACCAAGGTACATTCTCATCGTCGCGCTTTTGATCACCAGCCACATTAGACCCACTGCCCACAGAATTACGAACACGACTGCCCCAATCCATACCAGCCGGCTTTTGAGTCGATTTATTGCCCGCCTTCGTCGCCATCGAGCCGCCTGGATCTTTCTAGTCTCTGCTGCTAACGCATCTGCCTGCTCGTTCTGGATGTCAGTCCACGCCTTCTCAAAAAGGCTCCACACTGAGCCAAGCTCACTCGGCGTATTGAACACCATCTGTTCTCGCACCTGCGCCAGCATCTCGTTCAGCTTGCTCTCAAGCCGGATGCGCTCCAGCGCCCTGCGACCTACCGACAAATCGCCTCGGTAAACTTCCTTTGCTGCCGCCTCGCTCTGCACATATATCTTTGCGAGCGCTTCGTACTGGTCGATGAAGTTGCCAAGGTTTGACCAGATGTCGTTCAGCACATCATCCGGCGTGGCCTTCGCCACCTCCTGCACACGCTTGACCTCTTCCTGGTACTGCTTCGTCTGCTCTTTACTCGGGCTGACGATCTTGTTGTACTGCTCCTTCAGGTCTTTCAGTACGTCACTGACATCCCCGCTGGTCGACTTGATCTGCTTGTAGAGCTCGACACCTTTCTTGGCCAGGTCGATTGCCGTGGTACATGCCTTGTAGGCCGCGGCAATGGTGATCGGGTCAAGCACATCAGAACAGGTGGAGCTGCTTCTTCATGCTGATGATCTCTTCACGCAAAGCATGGTTGTTTTCCTCGCACTTGCGGTTCTGCTCTTCGACCGCAGCCAGCCGCTGCGACAGCCGCTCAACCTCATCGCGCAGCATCTGAATGACCTGCTGAGTCGCGGCATCTGTCGTGTTGTTTATGCGCCCCTCGCGGTTGTCGGCCAGTACCTTGCGCCACATGGCATAAGCACCAGCAACAGCAGCTCCAACGCCGACACCCAGATTGGTCAACCAGTTCTCCATCATTCACTCCATCAAGCAGGGCGCACAAGGCAGCCGTCAAACCTGGTCGTGTCGGCAGCAGCAAGCGTGTTCACAGAGCTGCCTGTCGCGTGGTATGCAGCCACCTCAACGTAGTCGGTACTACCGTTCAGGTAGACCAAACCGCTGGCCACAGATACCGGGCCAGTAAACGATCCTGTCGTGTAGCTTCCGCACTTAACCTGCGAGCCGTTCTTTGTGATGTAGCAGAGCGGGTTGGTTGTGCTACCAGTGAACTGCACGCTTGCGTTGATCTGGTAGTACCCAGCGACAGTCGGCGTAAACCGCGAGCTGGCGAAGTTGCTGTTGGTGTCAAAATCTTCAACCGCAAAATTGACCTTAGTAATCGCAGCCGTAGGTATAGACGTGCTCGCATTGGCATACGCACTAAATGCAGGAGCGTTCGGCATGTTCCCTAGTTTCTGTGACTTGCCCATCTGGGGCTCCTTTCTTCTGTAGTCTTTTTCTTGAGCCCCATCGGGGCGGTTGGTAATTGGACTTACACTGTCGGCAGCTCCGGCCAGGTGATCTCAAACGGGAAGCCAGCCTGCGCGGTCAGATCCCGCAGCGCCTGGCGGTAAGCCAGCCACGCCTCGCGGTTGACCGGCGCGTCAGCCAGCTGTGTCCAGTCCGACTCGGACAGCCTGCGGTTGCGCTCGGCTCGGATCGAGGCCGACTGCTGCGCGTCCACTGCAGCCTTCGCCTCGTCGCTCATGTCCACCAGGGCAAACTTGGTGAACCACTTGCCGTTGATCTCCTCGACGCCATCGCGTGCCACGGTCTGGTACCGGCCTGCGCTCGGCGTCGGCCCGTTCAGCACCGGGTCGGCGTCGAAGCCATCCAGCAGCTCAACCGTCAGCTGTTGAGGAAAACTAGTGTTCGGATGAGCAGCGCGAAACTCGCTCTCTGTCATCACTTGCCCTGTTCTAAGTCTGATTTCCATGATTGTCCTCAAGCAATAGCTAAGAAGATGAATGTTCCACCGCTTTGGTTAATTTGCACTGGCGCTGTGCTGCTAATCTGAAATCCAGAGTTCACAGGGTCAATATAGTCTGTGTTGGTCACTTCAGCCGCAGTCGAGTTCAGAAGCAGGTAAGGGTCGTTACCACTAATAATCCCTCTAGCAGTATCCCAAACGTACCAATCGCCCGTTGAGCTTGTGCGCTTAATAAGAACAAATCTAGCGCCAGCAGTAAAGCCACAGTCAATCGTTAGCGTCGTTCCTGTACCTGTGTAACTACCTACTTTGGATACGCCTGCAACAGTAGCGAATAGGTAAGTAACGTAGGTGTCGTTAAGGTTGTTTGCTCTTGATCCAGTGCCGACGCTAAATACCGTTGACGTTGGTGCTGTAGATGTCCAAAACCCGGCGTTTGTGGCTTCAGCATCTGTTTGGTTTAGGAACAAATACTTATTTGTGCCGCTAAACAACGTATGCCATACAATCCAATCTGAGTTAGTGGCTGAGTTTCGTTTCTTGCGAATCATCAATTCAGGTACTACACCTAGACCGTGATTTATTGTATGTCCTGATGCTGTTCCTGTATCACACACCACATCAAAGAAGCCGGGAGCGCGTCTAAACATTTGATAAGAGCGTTTGGAACTATTTCCATCGTCGCTTGCTCTTACTTGCGTATTACTAGTAAATATGCCACCAGACTGCGTTGATTCAGCACTTGTTGCATTACTTTCTAAAAATTTATCTGCACCACGCAATCTGTCCATCCAATACCATTGGATAGTTCCAGCCAAATTTTGACCTTCAAATAGAAAATCTACAGGAAAATTGGATGTTTGAAGTGCATCAACACCAGTAAAAGTAGTGGGAACAAACACACTCGTTCCACTCGTCGGCGTTTTCATCGGGCGACGGATGGCGATGTAGATGTAGGTGGTCGTTGGGTTTTCAAAACCGTTTACAAGCTCAAATCCTGTAGCCGTTGGGCAAACATATTTAGTAGTGAAAACATTTTCTGCCGCAGATGTGTTTGCATACAGAGTATTCATCCCTGTTTGCGAAAACCCTCTCATGTTGTCTGCAATCCACCAATTTCCTGTTGGCGTACTTCCGCTTGCTGCTTTCCATATCACCAACTGAGGCTCATACCCCAACGTCACCGTCGCATTACCGCTTCCATCAGTTGTAAACGACCCACAACTAATCACATTGTCCGTACCAGACGCGCCAAAGCCTCCAGCGTCGTGAGCGAATAGGTAGGCAACGTAGGTTTCGTTATTGACGTTTGAATTGCCACCAACAGTAAATTGCGTAGATGTGGGTGCCGTGTCTCCCCAACTGGCAGACGTAGTGGTTTCTGATTCGGTTCCATTTAATCGTAAGTCTTTCGTTGCCCCAATAGACCGATGATAAACAAACCAATTACCGGCGTAGCTTAAAGATTTTGCGATTATGCAGCCCGGCACACTACCCAACGAATGGGAAATGGCTCTAGGACTTGTCCCGTTACCTGTCCACGTCACAATGTCAAAGAACTTTTCTTGCTCGCGGAATGTCCATGAGACTAAATTATTTGAAGATGTATTTATTGCAGCATTTGAACCTATTGAAAAACCATTTGTGTTAAATGCAGTAAGTCCAGTCGCAATAGTGCTTTGAGCATCAGTTACATTTGAAAAAATAGCCTTTGTTGTTCCTCTAGCCGTATCATATAAATTATGGCTAAATGTTGTTGATCGATCTTTAAACCAAACTAACCCTCCTTTAGTAGAAAGGTCGATATTATTAGTAATGGTTTGTGATGCCCCAGTACCCGTGTAAAGGTATGTCGAGAATACGTCCTCGATGTATTGAGGAACAGCCGCCGCAGCAGCACCTAAGAGCTTATTAGTTAGCATCAGTTATTTCCTACTCGCGCACCGTAAACCTGACCGCCAACTTTCCACAGCACGATTACCGTATAACCTGTGGTATTTAACGTAGGCGCAGTCC